TCTAGGGGCAGGAAGCCCCGCATTTGAGAGGAGCCCAAGATGGGCGACATGTTTGAGGGGGTCGTTGTCAACGCCCTGTCTTCGATTTCGGACAGGCTGGACGCGATCGAGAAGAAGATGGCGTCTGGAGCGAGCAGCGACGCCACGCCGAGGGTGCAGAACGATCGTGGGGACTGGGTGTACAACATCGAGGGCCTCAAGGAGAACAAGGATCGCGACACTGGCGAGCCCATGTTCTGGGTGAAGACCAAGGGCGGGAAGAACATCCCGGTCGATCGTCAGGGCTACGCCATGTTCGACCCCGATCGCCCGCTGCTCAAGCAGGGCAATCGTGCCGAGGTGCCGTTCTAGGTTAGTTTTTGCAAGGCGGGGAGTACCCGTCTATGGGGCGGCGGCAGCACTGGCGGGGTGCCTGTCGTCGCCCCTTTTTGTTTGGCGGTTATGCTGTGGTTCCGAGAGGTCGTGTAGAGGTGAATAGGACGGCGGAGTGGCGAGGGCTGAAATACGACCCGCGCCTGATTACCCCCGAGGAGCTCTCGGACCTGTGGCGCATGGCCCACTCAAACCCACAAGAGCCCCACCCGGCTCGTCGCTGGGCCAGTGCGGTGAGGGTGGCGGAGCGGGTGAGATCGTCCCCGGCGTTCCCGGCTGCGGTCGAGGTCGGCTATTTCATCCGCCGGCAGAAGTTCGACGAAGCCGAGGCGTGTTTGCTGGAGGCCGGGCTAGGCCCCCCAAGCCCAGACTGGGACGAGCTTCAGGAGGCGCGAGAGCTGGCAAGGGAAACGAACGCCCGTCGTTCCGAAATCTTGAGAAACCGCGAGGCGCAAAGGAAACTGAGCGAGTCTCGCTATAGTAGCGCCAAGAAGCGCAGCAAGGTGGCGGGCGGCGCAGACTTACACAGGTTCTCCGACCCAGCTATCCAGAGGGAGTGGGAGCAGCACACGGCCTCGGGCGGGCCTATTGACCTTCACTTGCTGGATGTGCTGTTGCGGAAAGACAAGAGAAAAAATGAAGATGAATGACAAGTGGGAGTTTACGGACGCTGTGTTGTCTGTTGACCCGGAAAACCGTTGCTTGTGCATTGAGATTGTCGTCCCGGAGACGGACGAGGTTGTTTTTGAGATGACTGTCGATGGGAACTCCTTGGCGAGCCTCATTGACGCGATGAAGAGAGGAGGGCTCATTGAGTCCGCAGAATGATCTTCCGAAATGCCCGACTTGCGACCGGGTTCTGTTTCAGGTCCATGCAGACCGGAAGCTGTCCGACGACGATGTTATGTATATTTTGGACAACCCGAAAGACTACAGCCAGATTCGACTCGCTCGAATGTTTGATGTGGACGCGAGCCTGATCTCCAAGATTCGCAATGGCCGGGCCTACGCCGACATTTCGGCCCCCTACCTGGCGGAGCAAGAGGCCAAAAAATCGGGGTAAGGAAAGCTCGTCGGTACTACTTCAATTGCACTTCCTGCCGCAAAAAGACATGGCGTATGTCAGGCGGGGCTAAATACTGCCCTGTGTGCGCCAAAAGGATCGAGAAGCAGAAGTATGATCTGCGATACCGAAGGACGCGGTTCCGAAACCGCTACAACATTACGGTAGAGGACTACGAGCGCGTCAAGGAAGAGCAGGGCGGCAAATGCGCTATTTGTCGCGAGAAGTGCAAAGTCCACAAGTCTTTGAGCGTGGACCACGAGCACGGCAAGAAGAAGAACAGCTTTCGGGGCTTGCTTTGTAGTAACTGCAATCGAGCCCTGGGCTTGTTTGGGGACAGCCTGAAGCGACTCAAAAGCGCGGCTAGGTACTTGTCAGACCCACCAGCGAGAAGAGCAGGCGGAAGTGGATCTTCCTGAAAAGCGCAGCCAGTCTGAGCAAATGCTTGAGTACCGAGAGCGAATCAAGGAGCGGATCGCTCGCGGAATGGACGCCGGCCTTCATCTCTACGATGCGGCGAGGGCGGCAGGCGTGAGTCGTGCGTTGGTCATGGCGAACATGAGCGACCCTGACTTCGCGGAGTGGCACGAAATCTCGCTAAAGAGATCGAGGGCCGACGAGTCTGTCCAAGACAGGAAGTCGCCGGAAAAGGTTAGAGCTGACGCCCTCCATTTGATGCTTGCCGGAGGGCTTGTCGAAAAGCTCGGCGTTATGGCGGCCATTGCAGACCCGACAAACGAGCTGGACCGAGAAGACATCTTCAGGCTGGCAGGCTTGATGGTAAAGCTGATGCCTTCGCAGAATCAGTCTCTCCAGGTCAAGGCCGATCTGTCTTCGGTTGAGTCGAGGAAAGAGGAAGAGATCATGGCCGAGATCGAGGCGATTGACGCTAAGATCAGAGAAGCGGTAGAGAAGAGAGCAAGCGCGGAGGTTTCAAACCGTGGAAATGGACGAGAAGTCGAGTTTGACATCGAAGGAGATCCTTCTCAGGAAGCTGGAAGCGAAGAAGGAGGCTCTGGAGCGGCTTGATGGCCGGCAACTGGAGCTCTTTGCTTGGAACAGCCAGCAGAAGGTTTTCTTGAACGATGATCGCCGCGAGGTCTTGCTGTCCGGTATGAACCAGGGCGGCAAGTCCACCGTTCTGTGCGGTATGCTTTCCTACCACCTGACTGGGCTCTACCCGGAATGGTGGGAAGGTGTTCGGTTTGACAAGCCGCCGGTGGTGGCAATCGCCGGAGAAACCGCCCTGACCACTAGGGACCTAATCGCGAACAGAATCCTGGGGGAGCCAAACGCCCGTGGGACCGGGATGATCCCAAAGGACTGCCTTGTCGAAATCTCCCCGGCTCGCGGCGGCCTCGTGGATCAGGTCGAGAGCTTCCTCGTCCAGTGGCACGACCACCAAGGGCGCCCCGCCGGCCATTCCAAGTGCTATGTTTTTGCGTACTCCAAGGGCTGGGAAAGAGTCCAGGGGTATAGGCTTGATCTCGTGGCGATCGACGAAGAGCCGGATTTCAAGGTATACGACGAGCTCTCGGCGCGACTCAACGCATCTCGCGGCTATTTCAGGTTGGCGATGACTCCGCTTCATGGGCAGACCGATCTGTTCATGCACTTCGCGGAGCACGACAACAACGGCCAGCGAGGCATCGTCTACTACGACATCACGCAAGCCACGCACTGGGATGAAGAGCACCGCAAAGAGGTGCTTGAGAAGTACAGCAACCACCCGTATGCGGAGGCTCGGCTTCGCGGGCTTCCGATTGCCGGCGAGGGGCTTATCTACCCGGTGCCGGACGAGCGCATCACCGTTGAGGATTTCTTGGTGCCGAGCGAATGGAAGGGGATCATTGGTCTCGACTTCCCCCACACGATCGGCTCTTTCGCTGCGGTGAGGCTTGCGATCGACGAGACAAGCGACACCTACTACCTTATCGACAGCTACAAGTCCAAGGGGGACCCAGTGGCCCTCAACGCGCACCGTGTCGCCGCGATGGGCGGGAAGGTGCTGCCGGTGGCTTGGCCGCACGACGGAGGCCGCGTCACTGGCGACGGCTCCACTGTGGCGGGCCAGTACCGCGACATGGGCTTGAACATGATTCACGAGTCAGCCTCAATGATTGACATCGCTGGGAAAAAGACGCGGACGGTGTGGGGTGTCATTGAGGAGATTTACGAGAGAATGATGGACGGTCGTTTCAAGGTCTTTGCGAGCCAGCTTGAGTTCTTCCGAGAGAAAACGCTGTACCGGCACGAAGAAGGGAAGATCGTCAAGAACATCGAAGACCACATCATTGACGCCATGCACAAAGCAGTGATGCACGCTAGGTTTGCCGGGGACTATAGCGGGAGAGCAGGAGTTGAGACCTACACGAAGCCTGGCGGGGTGGGTGATCTCGTCGGCCCCTACAACTTCTACAAGGGATGGAACCGCGACAAATGGCGTCTCTGAGACAAGACATTGACACTTTCAATTGGCTCGTTCAACACCGGGAGCCTTACGAAGACACGATTGAAGAGATCAAGGAGCTCATGCTTCCTTGGCGCTTCGAGCTGGACACGAGCCCCGACCCCAACCGTCAGAAGATCGGCGGGAGTTTTGACTCGATGGCAGCGGTGGAGGCGGACAAGCTCGTCAACTTTGTGGTTGGGAATGTGTTTCCTCCTAGCGGGGACTGGGCACGACTTTACGCCCGAGGAGCTGAGGACGACCGCCAGCTACAGTCTAAGCTGGACGAGGCGACAGAAGAAGTTCTGTCGATGCTTGCTGAGAGCAATTTTTACCAGCAAGCCAGCCTAGCCCTTCGAGACCTTGTGATTATCGGCAACGCCTATGTCTACATGGAGCCGCGCCCGGCCAAAGCGAGAGACGACGGAACCACATTCAACGGCCTGGATTTTGAGGCGGTCCCGTTCAATCGCGTTTGGCGGCTGGTGGACCGGAAGGGTGAGCCGCTGATCGTGGCGCGTAAGTTCTGTATGCGGGCCTTCGAGGCCGAGCAGTTTTTCACGCGCCCTGGCGACAGCTTCTCATTCAAGGGCGACCCGATGGAGGAGATCGACTTCATTCACATGATCCGGCGGGAAAAGGATGGCTCGTATCCTAGCCGCTGGATTCGGATGGATGTGGAGCGGTCTGTCCGGCAGGCCAAGATGTCGTTTATGCCGTATGCGATCAGCCGCTGGGATGTGGTGGACGGTGAGCAGTACGGCGTGGGGCGGGGGCACCTGGCTCGCCCCACGGCGGCTGGCCGCAACGAGCTCAAGCGGCAAATTCTGATGGCGGCGGGTCGGGACCTCGGCCCCTCGCTGATGGTCGAGCACGACTCGATTATGAATGTGGACCGGGCGGCTCACGGCCTTCTGGTGCTGAAGCCTAGTGTCGTGAACCGCCCCGAATATCTTCAGTCCCAGACAAACTACCAAGCGGCCCAGCAGGTTGCAATGGAGGACGCTGAGCAGATTCGATCCGCGTTCCTTACCGACCTGATTGGAGAGCCGGACGGGATCGAGCGAAGCGCCGAGGGCGTTCGGGTTCGTCAGGCCCGGATGGTGCAGGCTGCGGCAAGTCCGGCCCAGAACATCTCGACCAACTTCCTTCGACCGATCATTCAGTCAACGGTCAACCTGATGCGAGCTGGCGGAATGCTGGAGATGCTTGACGGCATTGAGGACAATGTTGAGCTGGCGTTTGTCTCTCCGTTCTTCACGCTCCAAAAGCAGCAGGCCGTGCAGAAGGTGGCGGACTTCCTCGGCTTCAAGGCGCAGCTTCAGCAGCTTGCCCAGAGAGACGACCTTCTGGACGATGTGGACTTCGACAAGGCTTCGGCGTATATCTCAGACAACTCGGACATCCCGGCGTTCATCTTGAAAAACCCGGAAGAGATTCGCCAGGCTCGGGCCGAGCTCGCCGCGATGGACAAGGCGTTGCAGGCGCAGAAGATGCTGGGTGAGGGTCAGGGCGGGATGGCTTCCCCGGAACAGCCGGCTGCCAATGTGGGCGGCGGGCTTCCTGGGAACCTTCCGATCTAGGGGATTTGATGCAGCAAAGCAAGCTGGGGTTGGGGGCCGCAAAATGGTTCCTGACCCCTGACGGCTCTGATTTTTTTGTGTGGCTTGAGGACGAGCTTGAGCTCAAAGACACCCTCACGCCGCAAGAGTTATACAACAAATACCGCTCATCTGACGCGCCGCCGGTGGCAATTGACCCGATGGTCATGGCGGTTCGGGAGGGGCGGAGGCAGGTGTTCGGGAAGATCCTGGCACTGCGTGACATGGCGAAGGAGCAGGAATGAAGACATTTGGCGAGCTGTTGGCCGACATGGACGGCGGAGACAGCATTCGAGAGAAGTTCTCCCGCGAGACTCTGGAGGAATCCGTGGAGGCCCTGGCGAAGTCGTACCAGAACGCCGAGAAGGCCATCCACGGCTCTCTCAAGCCCCCTGG